TAACTATATCCAACACAGATGCTTTATTAAATCTTACTTCAGGTGCAAGTAATGATAGTGTTATTAGGTTTAATCAACACACAACACAACGAGCAACCATAGGATATGATGATACTGGTGACTTATTAAAAATAAATAATAGTTCTAATTTTGGTGGAACAAATCATTTTACGATTGATACATCTGGTAATGCTACTTTTTCTGGTAATACTTTAGTATCATCTAGCACTTCAGGTGATTTGGATTTTACTGTGAGGAATACTCATGGAACTGGTCGTAGTCGTATAATTGTTCAGAATAACAATGTTGATATGAATGTACTATTGATGGCAGATGATAACAATAATGTCTCAATGGTAGGTTCTTCAACTGGTGGTAGTAAATTCATTAAGTTTGTTGGTGGTAATACAAATGCTTATTTTGATGGAGGAAATTTTGGTATTGGGGAAACTAATCCAAGCTACAAACTTGATGTTGTTGGTTCTCATTCTAATCCATCAAGAACTGCAGCAGATACTGCAGTAGTAGGTATAAGTGCAGGTGCTAGTGGAAGTGAATTAGTTATTGGTGGAGAACAAACTGGTGGTAAAATATGGATTCAAAATAGACATAAGTCTGCAAATGGATATGATTTTCCAATAGCAATTCAACCTCAAGGAGGTAATACTACTTTTGGTGGAAATGTTGGTATAGGAACTGCAAGTCCTGATTCTTTATTGAGTGTTCATAGTACGACAACTCCAGAGTTAGGAATTTATTATGATTCAGGTGGTCATGCGAATGCAAGAAACTGGATGTTTAGAACAAATCATAATGTATATGGTACTTTTAGGATTTCTTATAGTGATGATGTAGGTGGTGACCCAAGAGATAACGATGCTGTAACCATTGATTCATCTGGAAATGTCGGAATTGGCAAAAATTCAGGTTTATCAAAAACACTTCATGTAGACTCTACTACTGGAAGTGCATCTACTCCAAATGGACTTATGCTTACCAATACTATTCATGGAAGTGATAGTCAGATTTATATGTATGCTGAAAATGATAGCGGTACACTCAGTAGTGGTATAATTAAGTATGACCCAGATGCAATGTATATGTGGCTTCAAGGGTCAAGTGGTAAAGGTTTATATATTAACCATAGTGGTAATACTGTTTTTAGTGAAAATACTCATCATTTAGATAGTAAAAAATTATTCCTTGGTAGTAGCTCAGATGCTGAATTATACAGTGATGGAAGCAATACTTATTTTAGAAATAATGTTGCGAGTCAAGATATAATTTTTAAAGTAAGAGTTAGCTCTTCCGATACTCAAGTACTCAGATTAGATGGAGCTACAGGAAATGTTGAAATTAATAAACATCTAATATTATCAAATACATTTTCTTTACAATGGGGCGATGCAAATGCAAGGATTGAAGGTTCTACTGCTAATGATTCTATTAATATTCTTACTGGAGGAACAAGTGCACTTAGTATAAACTCAAGTCAAAATGCTACTTTTTCTGGTCAATTAACATCTGACCATCATATTATACTTACATCGGCAGATGAAAAAGGTGTTAGTATACAAAATACTGCAAATGCTAGTGCTTTACGCAGTTTAGAAATGTACATAGATGCTAGTGGTAAAGGTTGTATAAGAAAAACTAGTGCTTCTGGATTAGATAACGATTTATACATTCAGCCTAATCATGGTGATGTTTTCTTTAAAGGCTCAGGAAAGGTTGCTATTGGCTCAGCTACAAGTCCTTCATATAAACTCGATATTACTGGTCCTGCTACAGAAAATGGTTCTACACTTAGACTTAGCGATGTAGTATCGAGTAAAAACTCAAAACATTTATTAATACAAAGGTCAAGTTCTACTGCAAGTGTAGGAATAGCAGGCTCTCAAGCTAATGACCCACTATGGATTTCAAGAAGTGGTGGTTATGATTTAATGGTTGCAAGTGCAGGAAATATTGGAATCGGAGTATCAGCTCCTACTGCTAAATTTCATATATATGGAGGTTCTGAAAACGCCACTGGAGGTATTAGACTAACAAACGATGACACAGCTCAAACTGCTACTGGTGGAACTGCTATATTTGTAGAACAAAACACTAAAGACATTTTTATTAGAAACTATGAAGATGCAGGTTTCAGAATAAGAACTCACGATACAGATGCTATGTATATAGATGATGACCAGAATGTGGGTATAGGAACTATAAGTCCTCTTGGAACATTACATATAAAACGTGCATCAAACGTAACAAGCCTTCCTGTATCTTCACAATTACATTTGAGTTTAGGTGGAGCAGGAACATCAAACGGATATGTTGGAATGGGATTTGGTTATGCTGGTGTAGGTACTGCATATAGACCAGCAATGATTACATACAAAATTACTCAAAATGGTGCAAATCAAGCGGGTGAATTAGGTTTTTGGACACGAAATACTACTACTGGTTCAGATGCTCCTACACAAAGAATGGTTATTACTGATGGAGGTGATGTTGGTATAGGAACTTCAAATCCTACTAACAATCTTTCAGTATATAATGATAGCTCTGCTACTTCTATTAATATTGGTAAGTATGCTTCTGGTAAAGCTGTTGCTGTATTAGGTACAAGTGCTGACACAAATGGATATTTTAGCATTCAATCATACTATGCACAAGGTAGCACATTTGGTAATATTATATTAAACTCGCAAGGTGGTAATGTTGGCATAGGAACAACAAGTCCTTCAAATCTTCTTCATGTAGAAGGAGCAAAAAGCAGTGATTGGTTAGCAAAGTTTAAAAATACAGGAACTACGAATGCATATGGATTGCAAATAGATACAACTGCTAATACAACTGTAGGAGAGCTTTCTCTTGGGGTTTATACAGGTGCAGGGACTGGAATGTTTGTAACTAGTGATGGTAAAGTTGGTATTGGAACAACAGGCCCTGATAAAAAATTGCACGTTTATGGCTCTGATGATGTACTTGCTACTTTTGAAAGTACAGATACACACGCTACTATTAGAATTGTAGATAATGATACAAGCAATAATGCTACGTTAACTAGAGTAGGAGACAATTTAGAAATAGTAAAAGATGGTGGCAATGTAAGTATTGGAAAAGACAATCCTGCACAAGCACTTGATGTTAATGGTAGTATAATATCTAGTGGTGTACTCCTTGCACCAACTTATGTAACATTTATTCACAGTTTTTATGATGACATAGGCACTACAGCACATTATTTACCTTGGGGTAATCTTGCTGAAGGAACAGGCAATGATTCTAGTGCTACATCATTTCTTGCTCCAATGAGCATGACATTAAAAAAACTATTTGTAAGAATTGAAAGTATAACAAATATTGGTAATCACAACCTTACTGTTACGCTAATAAGCAAGGCAGATGGAGTCATAACAAATACAACAGTAGCAAGTGCTACTAAAGCTTTTGCCTCTTCAAATAGTAACAAAACTGTTACATACCTTGAATCAGATTTTAGTGCCACACCTAGGCTAACACAAAAACAATTAGGCTCATTAAAAGTTCAATTTGCAAGCGATTATGGTAGTCAAACTGATTTTTTTGTTACTAGCGTATGGCAAATGAATAACAACACACTATAGGAGTAAAACCATGAAAGGTTATGCACAAAAAAAGAAAGACAAAAAGTGGTCTGTTGGAAAAACTAAAGAAGTGGTTTCTCCTGCAGTAACTGAAGTAAAAGACGAAAAGGGTGTCGTAGTTCGTGAGGCAAAAGCTGAAGAATCTATAGACATCATTAAACTAAGTAAAAAACGCTATGACCCAGAAACAGGAAAAGCATTATCAGATTTTGAAGAAAGAATGTCTGTAGAAAAATGCGATGAAGCTGTTAAGAGTCTAGATGAACAGATTGTTAATTTGACTGCAGAAAAGGATGGATGGATTGCCCTTAAAGCAGACATAAAAGCACTCTAAATAAAAGGATAGTAAAATGAAAATGCCAGATAAAAAAGAAAAAGAAAGTCAGGTAGTTGTCATTAACGATGTAGAGTACAAAGTAGATGACCTAACAGAACCTCAAGTAATGTTAGTAAACCATGTATGGGATTTAGATAGAAAACTAGCTAGTAGCAAGTTTAATCTAGACCAACTTCAAGGTGGTAGAGAACACTTTATGAAATTATTAGAATTGGAGTTGGAAAATGACAAGGACTCTGTTGTTGTTGAATCTAGCTAACATTAGTTGTAGTAGTGGTTGGTCAGTGGGTGGGTATGAACTCACCCCTGCCGACACAAGTAAGCCTAGTGTATTTATAGAAATAATGGATACAGATTCGGTAGTTCATTACTATCATGGAGGTTTATATGAATCATCTAATTGGTGTTGGTTACATCAAAAATTTGAAACAGTAAAGAGAGTAGATGAGTGAAAAACCAAATACCGCCAGAAGCTATCGCACTACCATTCTTGATGATAATGCCATTGTTTCTATTAACCTTAAATGGCTTGCTCAAGGTCTCGTTTTGGTTGCAGCTTTGGTATATGGTTATTTACAGATTGAAAGTAGGATTAAAACGTTGGAAAACAAATTGGTGGAAGCTGATAGCACGATTAGGAGTTTACTTGATAAACATAGCATCGAAGAAGAACGAAAACGGGCCGAATTGGAAAGTAAGCTTTCATTCTATGAAAAAGAATTAAACTTAAACCCATTTAGTTGGGGTAAGAAAAAGCGGAAATAATTATGGATTTTATGGCAGTATATGGCGAAGCAGGAATGATAGGCGTAGTAGGCGTTATGTTTGTTTATTTAGTTATGTCATTAAGTAAGAAGTCTGAAGCTCAACAAGAGGCTCTAGAAAACCTTAAAGTAGAAAACAAAGGTCAGTCTGAAACTCTTGAAAATATGGAAGGTATGGTTATTAAATTAATTGCAAGATGGAATCAGTCTGACGACAAACTAGATAGAAAGTTTGACGGACTTACTAAAGAAATAAATGATCTGGATAATCAAGTGTCTAGAATAGAAGGTTCACTTAGTAGAATAAATGGAAAACATTGATGGCACACGATAAAGATATATTAGCAATGATGGTGAAGTTTAACGAAAGGCAACGAACCATATTTAATACTTTACATAGAATTGAAAAGCATTTAGAAAAGTTAAATGGAAAGGTAGCTAACCACGAAACTGCTATAGCTAAGTTACAAACAGTTGGTGCAGTAGCTGTGATTAGTATACCAATAATCGTAAACGTAATAATGAGGATAATGTAATGTTAGCAAAGTTAATAGCAGATGATCTGTTGTCAGATGAAAATGGTGCAGAAGTTATTGCTGAAATAAATAAAGCAGTAGATATACCCATCATATCAGAAAAAACAGAACAAAAAATATTAGAAGCACTTTGGAAAGTAATTAAAGGTGTTCTTCTAAAGAAGATTGGTGTCTAATGCCTGCCAAAAAAAAATCTACTAAAAGGTCTTATAAGACTCCTGCATGGCAAAGAAAAGCAGGTAAGAATCCTAAAGGTGGATTAAATGCTAAAGGTAGAGCATCTGCTAAGAGGCAAGGTAGTAATCTAAAACCACCTCTTAGCAAAGGCACTAGTCCAAGAAGAGTAAGTTTTGCTGCAAGGTTTGCAGGGATGAAAGGCCCAATGAAAGATTCAAAGGGTAGACCCACTAGAAAAGCATTAGCTTTAAAGAAGTGGGGATTTAGTTCTGTTGCTGCAGCAAGAGCATTTGCAAATAGACATAAAAAGAAAAAGTAGGGATACTATGCCAAGAAAAAAGAAAAAGAAAGGCTTGTATGCAAACATACATGCAAAACGTAAACGAATCAAAGCTGGGAGTGGTGAGAAAATGAGAAAACCCGGATCTAAGGGTGCACCAACTGCAGCAAACTTTAAACGAGCTGCTAAAACAGCTAAGAAAAGAAAGCCAAGGAAAAGGAGATAAATATGCCTTACGGAAAAGGAACATATGGTTCTAAAAAAGGTAGACCACCAAAGAAAAAGAAACCAGCTAAAAAGAAAGGTAAGTCAATGCTTACTAAAAAACAAAAGACATTGCCTAAAAAACTTCAACGTATGATTGTTAAGTCAAAAAAGAAAAAGAAATAACAATGCCTAAGTTTGGAAAAAGAAGTAAACAAAGATTGCAAGGCGTTGATGCTAGACTTGTTAATGTTCTTAATGAAGTTGTTAAATACTTTGACATTACTGTAATAGAAGGTCTTAGGAGTCAGGAAAGACAAAACGAACTGGTTGCCAAAGGTCTAAGTAAAACAAAGTACGGTAAACATGTGCAAGGTAAAGCAGTTGATATTTCGCCATATCCGATAGATTGGGATGCTAGGGATGACTTCCATTACCTTGGTGGTTTTGTGCTTGCTATGGCTGCTTCTATGGGCATTAAGATACGTTGGGGTGGAGATTGGAATGCTAGTTCTTTGTATAAAGGTAAACGTACAACAAAAGATAATAAGTTTGACGATCTTGTACATTTTGAATTGTTGGATTAGATGAAAAGAGCAATAGTAATACCAGATCAACATTTTCCTATACATGACGAAAGTGCAGTTAATGTAACCTTGCAAGCTATAGAATACATAAAGCCAGAGATATTTATTAATCTTGGTGACGTAGGTGAATGGGATAGTGTATCTGCATGGAGATTTAAAGGTAAACGATTACCTAATCTTGAACATCAGCTTATAGATGTAGATAAAGAGATCGAAGCTGTTAATGCTGGTATAGATATGTTTGACAAATCCTTAGATAAAATAAAGTGTGAGGAACGATACATTCTTGCAGGAAACCATGATGAATGGTTAGATCATTTTGTTAACAAACATCCATACTTAAAAGGTTACAGATTTAGAGATGCATGCAGATGGAAAGAACGTGGTTATAAATATTATGCATATAATAAACCTTTAAAGCTGGGTAAAGTAAACTTTATACATGGAGCTTACGCTACAACATATCATGCTAAGAAACATTTAGAAGCTTATGGATCAAACATAGTCTATGGACATACTCACGATATTCAGAGACATAGTTTGACTAAATTAGATTCTGGTACAATTGCAGCATGGTCTATGGGTTGTTTAAAAGATATGTCACCGGGTAAGAACAAATGGCTAAAAGGTAGATTGCATAACTGGAATCATTGTTTTGGTGTTGTAACATTTTTTGATAGACCAAAAGGTAACTTTCAAATAGAACAGATAGAAATTGTAAAAGGTCAATGTACGCTATGGGGAGAACAGTTTAATGCCTAAACGAATTTTACAATTAAATGATTTTAGTGGTGGTCTTAATGTAGAAAGAGATATAGCTGATATTGCAAATAATGAAGTAGGCGTAGCTGAAAATCTTATGTTTAATATCTACGGAGGTGTACAGCCATCTTATAGCATGAACCAAACTGCTAATAAGGTTACTGCATATCAAAGCTCAAATATACAAACAGTAGAACCCGGATATGGTCTTGGTTACTTTGAAACAGATAGAGTTAGAGATGCTCAAACTGTTGCAGTAACAACTAGCATACAAGGTGTAGTAAACATTACAGATGGTTCTGTAACTGGAAGTCCTAATGGTTTTGTTGGATTAAAGCATAATACAGGTGGAGAATATAAAGAGTTAATGCATTATGCTGGTGGTTCACAAGTAAATCTAACAACCAGTTTTTCAATAGGAACTATTATAAAAATAGTAGGTGTTAGTTTTACTGGTGCTGTTATGACACAACAAGGACAAGGTTTGTATACTGTTGTAGAACATAATGGTAATAATTTAATATTAAATAGAAAAATAAGAATAACCCCCGGTGAACCTCCTAATAATAATAACCAAACATTTTGGGGAGCTACTATTACAGGTCACAAAATGGGTGACAACTTAATATTCCTAGCACATCCTTCTGTACATAAAGTAGATGTTTTTTCTACAGATGCAAGTAGTTGGAACACTAATGCAATAACATTAAGAAATAGTGCTAGTGGTACTAATTCTAAAATGTTATTTATAAAAGGTGGGGATAATATACGTTCTATAGACACTGCAGATAAAAATGACAGTACTATTCAATGGTATGGTTTTATACAAAGAGAACATTTTAGAGATTTATCTAATACAAAAACATCTGATACTCAATCAATTACAGGGTATTTTGCAAGAAATAATAAATTAAGTAGACCAACAGAGACTACTCTTAGTTCTGCTATAGCTGCCAATACTAATGGTATAGCTAATAACACTAGTTATCCATCAGCAGATGCAGGTTTTAGACTAAAGGTAACTACTGTACAGCAAGATGGAGCTATACCTAAAGGAACTAAAGTAGATCCAGATGGAAGTAGTGATACATATGAGTATGAATTTGCATCATCATTTATATATGATGGTAATCAAGAATCATTACTAACAAAATACTCTACTACACACAATACAGGAAATAATGATTTAAAACAATTAGCAATAAACATTACTGTTAAAGCACCTTTTACTGAAGGAAGAAGAGTAACGGGTGGTAGAATATATGCAAGACCTGTAGACAGTGATGATGAATTTATTATGGTATTAGACATACATTTAACTAAAGGGTGTAGAACAAAGTTATCTGATGACTATACTAAATGGCATGATGCAGGAAGCAATCAATACAATTGTCCTACTGCTACAGGATCAGGTGATTTTATAATATCTGAGTTTGGTTTACTTACGTATGAAGTGTTAAATGGTTTTTCATCTAGTATATATAGCAACTATATAGGCGAGGCAGGTGAAAATTTTAAAGATGCAGTTGTTGCAAACAACAGAGTTTTTGTATGCAATGTAACTATGGCAGATGAAGACACAGGTATAGACAAAGCAAACTCTTTTGATAATTCAATACTAAAGTCTTTTCCTGATAGGATTATGTATTCGATGCCTAATCGTTTTGATACGTTTCCGTACCATAATTTTATAGAAGCTGCTAAAGCTGATGCAGATGTGTACGTAGCGTTAGAAGCATATGCAGACAGACTGTTAGCATATAAGAATAAAAGCTTAGATATAATTAATATATCAGGAGATGATCGCAATTGGTTTCTAGAAGACAGTAAACAGTATCAAGGTGTATTACATCCAGAAGCTGTTAAAAAGACACAGTATGGAGTTATATGGGTAAACAAGCAAGGACTTCATATGTACAATGGTCAAACAATAGTTAATCTAAAAGATAACAAAATAAGTGACACTGTATGGGAAGCTCATGTAACAAATCTTTCTAGTATTATATATGATGAGCAAGAGTCTATGGCATTTGTTGTAAAGAACATGAGCAATAATGGCGATGCTTATATGGTTGATTTACGTAAAGGCAACTTTACTTTAATTAAAAACTTTGTAAATGTTGCTAATGATGGAGTAACAAACTCTGTAGATACAGATAGTAATAACACACTTATTGCTGCAGATACTGGAAACAATGTAGATGTTTATCAGTTTAATAGACAGGTAGTTGCAGCAGTTAGCAAACTAACAACAAAGGCATTTGATTTTGGTAGTGTACATCAAGTTAAAAAAGTATATGCAGTACATGTTACTTACAAATCAGATCAGGTGTTAACAGGTAAGTTTTCTTTATTAGAAGAAGATGGTACTAGTACAGCTTTAAGTGGTACAGTTGCATCTGCTACAAGTAATTGGGCAAAAGTAAAACTTACTCCCTCAGCACCAGTTGTATGCAATAAACTATCAGTAAAATTAGATAGTACATCAACAAGTGCTAAAGTGTATATTAATGATATTGGAATAGAATACAGAATCATTCATAAGAAAGGTTCATAATGGATAGAGTATCAAGATTTATTAACAATAAAAAACAAGATAAGATACGTGTAGTAAACTCACAACCATCTATACAGTCTATGAGAGAAGGTGAAGAAGTATTGTTCTTTACTAAAGATGGTAAGCTTTCTAGGTATAGAAAAGAACGTGGTCAGCTATGGCGATCAGATATGGTTAAAGCAGGATAAGAGGTAGTTATGTCAACAGAAAATTTATTTTTAAAACAGCAACAGCAAGAGACTTTAAATAATTATGAAAAAGTAATGGAACGAGAAAACAAGAGGCGTAAACGTGCTGGTTTATTTGGTTCTATAGGAAGTGCATTGGGTGGTATAGGTGGAGGATTGCTAGGACTAGCACTTGCTCCTGCATTACCATTTGCTGCACCATTAGCGTTAGCTGTAGGTGCAGGATTAGGAACTACTGGAGGTTCATTACTAGGCTCAAGAGCAGGTATTGAATTAGGAAGAGGTAGAAGAAGTGATGCTACTCCTATAGGTATGAATAAAAATGTGTTTACAGGTGAAGAAAAAGAGTTTAGTAAGTTTATTATAGACAACTACAGAAGAGATGTTGGAAACTTTCAAGACAATTTTAATAATAAAATATTAAGCACAGCTATTAATTCTGGAGTTCAAGCTGCAGCTTTTGCAGGAATGAATCCTGCTACTGCAGGAAATATGAGTAATAAATTAAGAGGAGTTAGTATGCCAACTCCTCAAGTTGTTGATCGAGCTGCTGCAATGGCTTATCAACCTGCTGGATTAGCTATTGCTCCTCCTACTTTATTACCAGAAGCTATGGCATTACAAGCACCTTTTCAAGGGCCACCTGCACCAGTTAGTGGAGTTCAACAAAATAATTTATTAAACATGGCATCTCCTACTAGTTCTCCAATGTCAGGTATGGGGCCATTGTCTAATCGAGCTTATGATCAAGCATCTTCAGTTTCTAATCCTTTTATTCCACAATCAATAACGAATATAGGAAATTTACCTAATAATTATTTCCCTGTTGTAAATCCTGAGTCTTATAACAATGCTATGAATAGAGCAAGTTTTATGAGAGAATTAGGTTACAGTTTACCATCAGCTTTAGGAGGTTAAGTAATGGCACATTCACCATATCATTTTGACTGGAACGTTACACCATCAGGTTTAGAACCACCTGCTAGTACAGAATCACCCACACAATTTTTAAAAGAGTTTGCTAATATAAACGTTGAAAATTTAGACCCTAGTGAAGAAATATTCTTACCGGGTATGGGTCAAATGCAACAAAACATAGCTATGTCTAGATTTGGATTAGGAAATACTATGGCTGCACAAAGATTAGCTGGCACAAATAGCCTTATGGATATGACTTCTGGAATGGGTGTTAATAGCATGGGTGGAGGTTTTGGTAAAAGACAATCGTCTATTACACAAGGTTTTAGAGATTTTAACCAACAACAACAAGCACAGCTTCAACAAAACATAGCTAATTACAGAGCTGATGTTTTAGGTGAACAGTATCGTACTCAAGATGCATTAACTACAGCTTTAGGTAACTTGATACAAAGTGGCGAATCGAATGTAAGTGTTAATCCAATTAATCAGCCAACAGGAGCTAATGTTACTCCTATGTCATATCAAGGAGATGTAATAGTAGTAAATGGAGTTACATTATATTGGAATGGGACAGGTTATGCTCCAGCAGGAGCAGGTGGAATATCTGGCCCCATTTATACAGGTACTGGTGGTTAAATAATAAAATTAAATAGGAGTTAGTTATGGCAGTAGATCCAGCATTAGTAGCTTTTGATGTATTAAATACATCTAGAGATACATTACTTAATTATGTAATGGCTAATAGAAGAATGCAACAACAAGACAGGCAGTTTAATACTCAAATGCAATTGCAACGAGATCAAATGAAAGATAGAAGAGATAGATTTGATATACAAATGAAAGACAGTAGAGATAGGTTTGATATAAATACTGGTTTTAGAACCAGAGCAGAGCAAGATGCTTTGGCTGCTCGTAAAGCTGATAAAGCTTTTGCATCTAGTTTATTAAGAGAAAAAAGAAGTAAAGAAGAGTTTGCTGACTATAATAGAAGAATGCAAGAATATGCAAATATTAGAGAAAAAGGAGAACTAAATCCTTTTAAAGATGAAGAAGATTATAAAGAAGAATTTAGGCAAATGACTCCTGAATTTCCTGTTTATAGAGCAACTCAACTTCCTTCTTTCTATAGTGGTTTACCTAGTTTTGGTTTAGACTATTTATTACGTAATGAAACTAATCCTGAGCAAATACTTCTTAATGCTAATATGCAAAGCTTAATACAAAAAGGACAATAAAATGGATCCAATGTTAGTACTACAATTAATAGATAATTATAATAGAAACCCTCAAAGATATTCAGACGAAGAAGCAGAGTTAATAGCTATGCTGTCTAAACAAATGGGTGCAAGTTTCAAAAGAGAAGATAAATCTATACGCAAAGGTTTGTTTGATCTTGTTGATACTGCTGTATTAGGTGCTATACCTAATAGTTTAAGACCACGTTCTAGAGGTGAATCTGTTTATGGTGAAACAGGAATGGAGAGGTTTACTAGTGGTGCAGGTTCCTTACTTGGATTAGCAGGTGGTTTGATAGGTGGATATGGTGCAGCAAGAGGAATTATAGGTTCTGGTGTACCACAACGTGCAGGTAGAGGTATCATTAATTATGGAAGAAATACTATGGGTAGAATGAATCCATTTTCAGGCATAGGTAATGTAGGTACTATTATAGGATAATGGCATCTCCTTATGAATCTTATAAAGTACGTGAGTTAGTAACAGCGTACCGATCAGATCCGACTATGTTTACAGATGATCAATTAGATCAACTGGAAGCATTGGCTTACGATAATGGAATAAACTTTAAACGTATTAACAGTGAGTTTAATCTAAATAGAGCTGTAAGACAGGCACAGGCAGGTTTTATAGAAGGGTTTAGTACCTTTGATTTAATACCTGAATCTCCTAGAAACACAGGAGAAGCTATTTTTAGACAGCTAGGACATCTTGCAGGATTTGCACCGGGTATATTAAAAGCTCCTGTAATGGGTCTATCTAAAATAGCACAAAGAGTAACTGGAAAGAAAACACGTAACCAGTTTACTGAATCTGTCTTAGAAGGTATTGGTGTTTTAGATAGATATGCTGCACCTATGATAGCTAGTAGAGGAGCTAAAACTGCATTTAATGCTACAATAGATAAGGTGGGTGGAAGAACGTTAGAGTTTATGAAAAGAGGTTCTTCTGGTAGAGCTATTGCAGAAGAAGCTGTTGGTTTAGGTACTGCAAGTGCCTTAAGCAATTTTTGGAAAGGTGAAGATGCTATTATAGATGGGTTTATTGGTGGAGCAATAGCAGGTGGAGCATTTGGCACTATAGGTAATTTTGCATCTATAGGAAATCGGTTAAGTGCTGGCAGAACACCTCAACAAATAGAAAGTGCTAATCAAGCATTACGTGGATTATTAGGTGGTGCTTTTCAAGGGTTACCTTCTACATTAAGAAATGAACCTACAGAAATGCAGATATATAATTACTTGTTAGGTGGATTCTTTGGCTACAATGCTAGACCAGCAAAGGACATAGAGGCATCAAAGTGGTTATCTAAAAATAGAAATCCGTCAGAAAGTTTTACTCCAGAAAGATCAAGTGATTGGAATGCTATTAATAAAGAAGCTAGAGACTATATTACTTATGAACATCCTATGGGATTTCAAAGATCTAATAATGAAGCAGGTGGTAGTTCTGGCATAGCTCTTGGTTATTTAAGAAATCAAAATCCTAATCGTAATTATAGACAAGATGCTGAAACTCACTTTCAAAAAAATAAGATAAACTATACTGAAAAAGATATAAATGACTTTTACAGAAATAGAGCAACTGAAGTATATCAAGCTAATGTAGAACGAGTACAAGATTCTATAGTGCTTTCTAAAAGCATACCTAATCAAGAAATGGTAGACATGATGGACCCTGCTATTAAGCCTATTGTAGACCTGAACAACATTTCTAGAAACATCTTAAAGACAAATAAAGACTATAAAACAAATCTACAAGTTGGTGATATAATTGTTAAAACTGGTCAGTCTGTAAATAAAGATGTAAATCAATTTATTAATCAGATAAGGCAAAACTTTACTATAAATAAAAGTATCGAAAAGAAACTAAAGAATTGGTATCACGAATCTAGTCAAGTGTTTCAACCAATGCCTTTGATGACTATTGATGGTAATAATATATCTGTAAGGCAAATAACTAAAGAAAGAATCAACAATGTAAGTATAGGTGAGAAAACTCCTGAACGTTTACCTATACAGATAATACATCCAGAAGGCAATATCCAAATGATGACTCATGTGATCAAGGATAATGTGCCTGTTAAAATATTTAAACAGTCTAAGAATCCTGCTGAACAGATAGAGTATGCACTGAATAAAAAAGATTTAGGATTAATTAATTCCAAACTAGGTGAATTAGACTCGTATATATTTAGTGGAAATAAAGATAAGTTAACTGCAGTAAAAGCAAATTTTAGAGATGGTAATTACACTATAAATGAAGTATTGGATGTATTAAGTAGAGGTAATGTAAGTAGATCAGAACTTCAAAATAAGTATGATAACTATGTTGCAAGAGAAAAAGAAATATTTGGTGACACACCTGCTACAGTAGAGTTAGCTCCAAGAAAGTTTATATCTAATATAATATATAGATTAGAACAGTCTAATTTACCATTTGAACAAGCATATAGGTTAATTGAGAAAGATAGTCCTTATGCTATTGATCCTGTAAACTTTAATAAACGCATACAGTTATTGTTGTCTAGAATGGAGCCAATGCATGTATCTAGTTTTAAGGATGTACCTTTTAGTAATGAAGGTAAGGTTCAAAGAATATTAATTGTAAAAGATCCAGAAGTACCCTTTGAAGGTGGTTCTACTATAAATAAAACTGATGGCTCTCAAATGGTGCTGCCAGAAGTGTTAAAGGCAGAAGCAGAGTTTATAGGATTAGATCCTAAAGTAACAGGTTCCAATAAGCCTGTTATTGTATTTAGAACAGAGAATGGTCTACTGGCAACTAAGTCCAATGGTCAAGAAATGTTACCTGCTATGCAAAAGTTTGCTAGAGATAATAACATACATAGAATCTTCTTTGAGTCCTCTGTGAAACTTATGGACAACAATCGTCAGTTTATTACTGATTTAAAATATAATCCTAAGAAAGGAACTTATTCTGCAGATAACATAAGAACTATTGAGGTTCCTACAGAGTCTGTGCAAATAAGTAGGAGTACTTATGAAAACTTACCTAAAGATGTAAATGGTACAACTATAGCCTTACAAGCATATAACAATATGAATCTTGTACAAGGAGATAGAACGTTTTCAAAGTTATGGTTTGAACAGGTTATTGAGCCTTCATTAAAAGGAACTACAAGTGCTAATGAATTAACGTCTATTAAGGATTCTAAAGAGTTTATAAAAAAGTATGATGAACTAAATATGAACATAGAACATATGCCATATGAATTCATGAAACAAAAACTCTTGAAACAAAGACCAGATGATATATCCATATTTTTAGCAGATAGAATAATGAAGGCTGAACGTGAAGGACAGCTTAATGATCCAATGTCTGAACGTATTGAATACGACAGCGATAGCAATTTTAAAGATTTACATATACAAAATAATGAAATAGCAAAAGCTGTAGCCAATACATATATAGCTAGAAATACATTATCGTTTGCTAACACAAACTATCATAACACACTGCGTAAGTATTTTACTAGAAGAATTACTAATCCATTTATAGAAACAGGAATGAAAAGTTGGTTTAAAGGATTTATTGAACCAGAAGCTACACAATACATAGAGTTTGATCCGTTTAAAAGAGGTAATAGAACCATAGAAGAAGGAGAAGTATATCTTGACACAACTGCTAAACAGATGCCTGTGGTATTTGGGAACAAGAAATACAGTCTTGGCGAACTTTGGAACAAGTATACTAGGGAATACTCCGATGGACTTTCCAAAGAAGTTCTTAAACAGTATGATGATGCATTTACTTTCCTTGTTATACGTACACCTGCTGATTCAGTTAGTGGTGTGCGTGCATTACGTTTTCGTGGATGGACAGGACAAAAAGGAGCTGGATCACTTATACATCCCAAAGACAAAGAAATGCTTGGAGGAGGAGATAATGATTCAGATAGTATGAAGATATTTCAAGGATTTAAACCTGATCTATTAGAATACTATAAAAAGAACAAAGATGAACGTGCTAGATGGAGTACAGACAAACCTTATGTAGATAGATTAAATGAATTAGTACGTAATAAAAATATATCTAAAGAACTAGGAGAAGAGTTACTAGATCCTTTTTATCTAATGTCTAGTGCACACAGAGTACATGCAGGAAGGTATTCAAGTACTGGTAAGGATGGTTTAGGATTGGGATTAGCTAACGCTAATTATATGTTAAACTACTATGATTACATTAATTCTATTGGTGGTACATACAAATATCAGGGATTAGTCGTTAAGACTAAAGACAAATATTCTCATAGACTTGCTTTAGACTTAAAAACTATGATTGTTAATAAGTCAGCAGATGCTAGTAAAGATCCTACTAAATCTGACTATACTAAAGATCCTGATTTATTATTTGATGCTTTGTTTGAAGTATCTTATAAGGGCAAACCATTAAATAGTGTAAAACTAAAAGGTCAAAACCCTGATCAAAATCCATATACAAAGTTTAATATGCTTATTAGTGGTAGCAATTTAGATGCAATAAAAAAGTCTATAAGACTAACCAAGCCTAATATAACAACATATGAAACTGGTGAACCTGCTGCAATAGATATATTTCAATATAAAAAGAATCTAAATGAAGTTAAGCAGCAGATGGATTCTATTAAACAAGGTCAGGTTAATCTAGATATATACAGAAAACTGCAAGAGTCATTTGGTGACTCAATAGAGTTTGGTGGTATTAATAGAGTTCAACAAGCACTATACAGAAAGTCTAGAGACAACTATATAAATAACCTTAGACAAGGGTATAAAGATTTTCCCAAACAGTTTTTAGTAAAGAGTAATACATCTAAGTATTTAGAAAAACACTTTGATATACTTGCTAAAGAGTTGTCGTTTGAAACAACTAGTAATCATCAAAAGAACATGGCTACTGATCCTAATAAAGCATTGGATATTTTTGGTAAAGACATAGGCCAGTATGCAACTATTGAGCTGTTGACAAAACAGTTTGGTGATATACAAAAAGCATTTTTAACTAAAGGTAAGAAGGTAAACTTAGTAGATGATGTTTATCCTAAGTTAAAAGAAGAAGCATTTGCTATAAAGGATACGTTAAAAGTAAGAGACAATAAAGTAAGTAATGATTTAGATGGTCGTATAATGAATACGAGAAAGAAGTTATCTGATATGGAAAGGTCGAATGGATTAAAAGAGGGATTGCTTCAGGATTACTTTTCTTACTGGTTGTTAAGTCCTATACAAAGAAATCCTTCTCCAACTTTAGTTGCTAGAACTGGTTATAGTAAAGATATACATGCTTCTAGAGCAATACCTATAGAGGTAAAGAGAAACTTTTATAAAAAATTAGATGAGATATACTTTGATGTATTAGGTGATAAACCACCGATAACAATAAAGTCTAAGAAGTTTAAAGACAGTGAGCTGTCAAATAATGTAGAAATAAATAAAGTATTAGATACCTCAGTAAATACAGGTGTATTAAAAGGATTAGCACTTACTAAAAAAGATTTAGCAGAAGTAAATGAGTTTAGTAAGTACATAAAAGATCATCCAATATCTAAAGAAAACTTTAATGACTGGTTTACACAAATGACGAGTCCTATTCTAGAAAGTAGAATTTTAGAAGGGCCTACTAGAGATGCTACAACCATAACATTGAGAGATGTTAAAGCATTAAACAATTATTTTAGAGAGTTACAGACTAAGAAAGGTTTGGGTGTAGGTCTTATTGATTATTATAGTTCTCCGATTACTACTAGTAGAAAACTAGAAGCTATGAACTTTCAAACTAAAGCCTTTAACATTAAGCAAAAGGTGTTAACAAAAGATGGATTAAAAGAAAAGAATGTACAGTATGTACTTAGTCCTATACTGTCTATAGCAAACTATATAAGAATGTCTGAGGCTGGTATTAATAAATACGAAGGTCGTAGAAAAGATATGCGTTTTAATCTTGAGAAAGAGTTGAATGCATTGGATACCAAAAAAGAACAAGTCTATATGGACAATATTATAGAGTTTAGAGAAGGCAGAAAAACTCTAGATCAATTAGATAAATCTATTAATAAAGAGAAGTTTATTAAGCTTAATGAAGCTGTAACTGAGTTTAATAGAAACATGTGGGAGTTTTGGGTTCCTACAAAAGATGCTGCAGGAAAAGAATATAATTGGAACACTATAGATGTAGATAACAATTATGGTGTGGTTAATAAATATATCAGATATGATAAAAATGGCAGATTTAATCTAGAAAAATTTGAACAAGAAGTCATTATGGCTAAAAACCAAAGTGATAATATTATAAAACAAATAGGTATTGATGGTATTATGCGATATAGGTATGAATATCTATTAGAAAAGTCTATTGCTGGAAACAAAAACAAGAAAGAAGCTAGAGAAACAGCAAGAAAAGAAAGTCCATTCTATCCTAGACGTAAACGTGATTACAATACATATATTCATCATAGCATACGTAATGTTCCTAAAGATATAAAAATGGAACAGGTAGAGTGGATTAATAGAAACTCAGGCAAGGTACCTAATAGAGTTCTAAGAGAACTAACTATGGATAATGAGTTTTTTGAAATGAACGATAGAATAACTATTGATGCAGATTATAAAACTGCTTTTGAAAATTCTTCAACATCAATACCGGGTTCATTAAAAAAACGTGGCAACGATCCTATTCCATTTAAACGAGGTAGAGATTTATTTGACGATTATCAAAACTCATTAATTAAAGGTTACTTTAGAAACCTTATGAAGGTAAAAGCACAAAGTGATATAGATGCTTTGATGTCTAATATGAAAGATTATAAACCTTCAAAAAATGAAACTGCTCGTTTTAATAAAATGTATAAAGGTCAAAGTATACCAGATAAATTAAGATACAAAAATTATTTAGATGTATGGGCAGACTTTGTAAGAAACTATGCAGAGTATAGTATGGGTTATCAAACAAAGTTTAGTGATAAGATGATGACAGAACAGGGCAGAGACTTGTTGGCTTTGAATAAAAAGAACTTATTTTATACAACATCTGATCAAGTTATTGCTAATCAATTAGAAAAACTATATCGTAGTAAACTTGGTGGTAAAGATAGTTTACCATTTGTAAACAATTTGCCTAAAGATCCTGCTGCTAGGCAGCCTTATTTATATAATTTAATTAGGAATTTAGGAGCATCTGAGGCTAAGTATCAGCTATTGTCATTACTTGCTAATACAGGGTCATTTACTACTAATATATTTGGAGGTGGTACACTAGCAATAGGAAGTGCAGGTGTTCGTAATTTTGTTGATTCATTTAACAATAAAACACTTGAAGCTGTTCTATTAAAAAATAGTAAAGGTGAATACACTACATTTTTAAATAATGGTAAACCTGTAAAAAATAGAAAAAGCATAGATAAATGGCTTGAAGAAAACGGATTCTTTGACAATTACATACAAAATGAATTTGAATATAGACCTGAAGTAACAGCAAGATTAAAGAATGCTGGGGTAAATATAAAGAATCTATCTAGAGATTTGGTTGTAGCATTAAAATCTAAAAGAACAGATAAACAAGAAAGTGTTAATGATGTATTTAAACGATATGGCATAAATGATATAATGCTAGAAGCAGGTGGATTTTTTATGAAATCATCTGAACGTATTAATAGAAAGAATGCCTTTATTGCTCATGCATTACAAGCTGTAAGAGGCTTTGGAAAACAAGGTAGGGAAATGACATTGAATGATCCTTATGTTTTTCAACAAGCTATGAAAGGTATAGAAATGACACAGTTTTTATATCAAAATGCTTTTAGACCACCATTTATGGCTACAACAACTGGTAAAGTTTTAAACAGATTTAAGTTATTTGCTTTTAACAGTGTACGAATACGTAAAGAATTTTTTAGGCAAGCTAAAATGCAAGGCTTAAAACCTAATACAGAAGAGTATAAAAGATTTCAAGATACATTTCTTATTGATATGATGATGTATGGGTTAGGTTCAGCATTTATGTTTAGTTTATTTGATACTACGTTACCACCCCCATATGATTGGGTTCAGGCGTTAGCTGACTACACATTTGGAACAAAGCAGCAAAAAGAATTAGCATACTTTGGAGATCCTTTAGGCCCATTAAATGTTTTAAAACCACCTATTGCTAGAGTTCCTGAAGCATTTGGTGAACTAATTACTGGTAACTTTGATGATTTTACTGGATACACTATGTATACATTGTTGCCATTTGGTAGAGGTATACGACAAGCTGTGCAATTATCTGATGACAGAGTAGGCAGAGGTCTTGAGCGTGCTCCAGAAATATTATTTAGAATACCTTACAATAAGTTTTTAAATAGACTCGAAAGAGCAAAAACAAAAAGAGAACGATTATCTTTTATAGATGAGCTACTAGAAGAGTCCTAAAAAAAACCCACGTAGGATAGACCTACGCAGGTTTAATATTCTGGCTCAACTATTTGTTGTTTTTAATTTCACGTCAATATTTTGAAACATCAATCCAAACAAGTGTTGAGCCATTTTTAAGATGGTTTATCTTTTGATATGTAATAAGCACCTATTATAATTATAGCTGTCATTACAAACATAAATAAACCAATACCATATAATATAAAGTTAATAGCTGTTTCAGCTAAATCTATGATAATCATTGTTTAAACTCTTTACGAAACCAGTTTATCCAGAACCACCTATCAATAAACTTATCTACGATTAAGTAGATGATTAGCACAGGTATCATTATATCGTGTCTATGCTGCACGATTGTTTCCCAATAGTATTCTATCATAATAACTCCTACGTTATATTAATAAATGGCTTTAAATACCATTTAGATTGTAAAGACTCTAGAGTAGACTCTAATAAAAGAATGCGTTTCTTTTTAATAGTGTTTTCTCTACGTAATGACTTTTTAGTATTTTCCCTTAATTTTAATTTGTGTTCTAAATCATCAATACGTTTTTGAAGTTCTTTATTTTCTTCTAAAGACTGTTGTTTTAGTTTGTTAAAGTCTTTTATTAGATTGCTATGTGTTTCTTTTAGCTCAATTAATTCCTCTGAAGGCAATCTAGGAACACCATAATGATCAAATACGTATCGAAATCCTTTTCGATACATTGGATGTTCCATATTTTTTTCGTGCTCAAATAACTTCATGTTTGTTTTTTTCCAATTTTGTAATGATTATCGTCATAGTCTGAATAATCATAATGTAAATGATCAATAGGCATAAGATCTGATTCTAAGTTTTCATGTGCATAGTAATACTTTTGCATATAATACTTTAGTTCATCAAATCCATTATCATTTTCCAGAATATCTACAACAATTTGATCTAACAAATCATTAAATGAATCTAAGTACTCATCTGAATGTATTCTTATTTCTGTTATGTCATTTGTTTTAGATCCATCAAATTTTGTGTATTTCATTATTTCTCCTAAAACGTCAGCAGGGAAGGTCGAGGCGGTATGTTTGTGCACTAACCCTCTACACTCTACTGTTCCCTGCTTCGGTTTACTTAAGTTATTTACATCTTGGGCATATTTCTCTTTTTTTACCGTACCTTGGGAAATCTTTGTAGTGATGATATATACCTCTTTTAGCTTTTTGATTGTTACCTTGTTTGCTAAGATATTTATCTTTTTCCCAACAACTATCACAGAGTTTGCAGTATTTTATAGTTTCATCGGTACGTTTGCCTTCAGCAATAGCACCGTCATATCCTTTAGTAGTCGGTTCCCCAAACACCCAGTCTTCTAGCATCTTGTAGTTCCTTATCCATTTTATCAACTAACTGTCTTATTTTTTTAATGTCCTCGTAACTATGAAATGCAACAATACTGTCAGCATTACTTATCATGTCTTTCATAATAGTAATCCTTTTAGTCAGATCATCTAATATGTTATCTATCTTATTAGCACTCATTACATTTCCTACTATATACCCTTTTTAATTTTTGTAGTGGCCTAACGCCAACCAGACCACTACATCACTTATCAACCAATTTCAATAATATTTAACGATGAATAAAACATCACTTTCTGTTATTGATATTGTTATCCTGCTAACATCTTAAAGATGTTTAACAAGTCTTTGTATCGCAATACAACTAACGCTTCTTTACGATCTTCTTTTAGTATTTGTCCAAACACTTCATCGCATGGTTTTAAGTAGTCAGCTATAGACTTACGACCTTTAACCTGAAACTTCATAGGATTAAGGTTTTCCATGTTATTGCATTCTATAACCATATCTACTTCTTCATGCCAGCCTAATGACCTGCCATCAGATCCCCAAGCACGTTTGGATACAAATCCATAACCTTTAGCAAGGTTTACACATTCTCTTTCGATTCTGTTACCTTTTTGTTTTGGTGCTTTGCCACTCATTTTATTTCCTCCAAATGTTTGGTTGTAAACTTGATCAGTAGTATTCCCATAAAGAATAGCATGTCGTTCTAACCAACTTTTGTCATTCCAACTCATTCTTCTTCATCCGAATGCAATGTTTGCATTTGTTGAAAAGTTGGTAAACCTAACAGTGTCCATATTTGATCTAAATAGTATTTACCATCTGACGACATTCTTTGTCTGTCAACATGTTCTAAATCAGATAGATGTTGTATTAGTTTTTTAGTTTTGTTGGTTGCTATGTTCAATGATACTTTTTTCATAGTACCCACCTATTTGCTACGTTAAATCCTATAAACAATCTTAATGGCATAAAGCCGATATGAAACGCTATAGCATTTCTCATTGATTTTTCTTGCTGTATTGCTAAACTAAACATGTTTATCAGGATTATCCTGTAGCCTGTCACTGATTTTGTTGTGTCCTTCTTTTTGTTTAATAGTGTCATAGACAATATGTCTAGAATTCTTACTGTTATCATACTCTTCCTTCTGATGCTTAAATATCATCGTAGTTGTTTCGTTTATGTCATGATCATGTACAAAAACATAGGCTCCGTTACCTTCTATTTTTTGTACCTTATCATCTTTAATATGTATTTCTACTATTGCCATAAAACCTCCGATATGTGGTTTATAGGGGCAAAGATAAAGGAATCAGTGCCCCTATAATTAGTTTCTCTTTGAGAATGTGAATGTCTCATAGTCGAATTGCAATGCTAATTCAAACATAGACTCGTCACGTGCCTTCAAAGACGATACCGTTCTTAGTTTTGACTTTGGATTTCTAATAATATCAGGGTTCTCGAATGCAATATACTGATCTGACTTTTGTTCTATTGCTGAGTTACCTTTACCGCTATGCACATCAAGTTTCTGACCTTCACTCAACCTTGTTGATGAATATTTAGAAATGTGATGTATTGCGATAACAATAATATCTAGATCCATAGCCATGTCTTTTAAGGCATTAGCTATTGTTTCTTGTCTTACAAGATCATCATTACGTACATACTTAGCAGGTACTCTGTCTATTGTGTCTACTACAACTATTTTTGCTTCAGAATCTTGTACTACACTAGGTAAATCCTGAATGTCTGGCGACTTGCAAGTAAGTTGTAAATGCTCAATAGATTTTTTAGCAGCCTCTTTTAGTTCTGTATCTCGATTTTGGAATCCAAGCTCGATTTCGTATTTAGTCATACCAAGACCTGCTTGTACAAAACGCCTGTTAATCGTATCCTCATCTACTTCTAGCGACATAAATAAACACTTCATATTTGTAATCCTTGATATAAGATATTGTACAAATGCAGTTTTACCTAAACCAGTGTCACCTATAATAGTAACAAGCTGACCTGTCGTAAAGTAATGAGACTTTTTCATAAATGGAAATACTTCCTTAAGATCAAAGGAACGGTCTTCCCAGTCTGTTTCGTAGTATTCAGCAAGATTGTCAATCATACTCTGAGCATTTAGAATGTCAGCAGTATCATCTAGATCTTTGTAACGATACTTAAAACATTTACTATCGCAGTAAGGCACAAGCGTAGGATGATTACAACCATGATTGTACTCTCTACGCATTTGATCTACTACGATACGATTTACTTCTTCCATTGGCAATGGGTTATCCATCTGTTCCATGTATGCTCTAGCATTGTGTAAACATTGTTGTTTATTCATGCCTAGCTTTTTATTCCAGATAGCTACCAAAGCCTGTAGATGTAAGTGACGTTTCTTTTCCACATACCCAGCATTGTATATATGCTGTGCACATGTAATGATTCTTGTAGTGGATGCATTAGTATTTTCAAATACTTTACGTACTTCATTAGTATTTTTTCTACTTACATCCATTGGTTCCAAGCCAACAATCATTTCATGATGTATCTTTCTAACTGTTTTGTTCTGTACAGTTTTAGCGTAATAAACAATATCATCATAAGACATACTGTCCAGTTGCTCTTCTGTAACTGGTACTTTGTATGTTCTTGATTTATTGTTAAAACTAAATCCTGCACGTATCAGTCTTCTAGAATCATAAATATGATCTATGGTTGTACCAAAATCACGCTGCATTGTACTACGAACCTGATAAGCAAGATCTTTACTCTTTTGCTTTTTAAATCCGTAGACATTTGCTAGATGTATGTGAAAACCAGTACCTGAAAACCATATATTGTAATGTTGTTTATCAATTCCTAGTTCTGTCAAAGCAGATAAAACATCATTAACATTATTGATTGTCATTTGGTCTGCAGTCAATCTATCAGGTGATTTAGCATGGTCTATGTCAATAACCAGCTTATCAACAGCTTGTATACCATCGTATCCGACAACAGTTTTATGTTCTTCTATATATGGTACAATATCCTCACCGTACAAGTACATACTACGATATATCTCTTTGCCGATATTGTCCATTACAAGCTGATTGAAAAGCGGTTCTTCTATAACCTGATTACGGTTACTAACATTAGCAATGGCATATTCTACGTACCATTTACTATCCATATTATTACAGCTCTATTCCGTCAAGTTGTACTTCAGGCTTTGATTCTTTTTCTTTGACGTTTTCGCCAAAGTTAAAGTCTTCATCACTACCATCGGAATCACTGTAGTTTTTGATGTAACCTTTGTTTACGCTGTCCATAACCATCTTTTTTAGTATACCATCTGCTGATCCAGCTTGTGCAACACGATCAAAATTATTCCAGTAAGGTTTACCTGAATCTTTGAGCTTGTTTGTAGGATAAGAACACATCTTGATTTGTCTACCAAGACAATCTCTTAGCCATTCTTCTGGAATACCATAGTCTGCTTGTACTGGTAGACCTCTTTTACCAAGTGCACACTCAAAGAACTCAGCAATCTTAAAAGCACTACCCCATGATTTACGATCATCAAGTGGTACTGTTTTATTAAAACTACCAAATATAGTTATCTGGTCTTCCCAGTCGTGTCTAACATTTGCAGTCAAGAACAAGTCTGGTACAAACTTCATCCAATCTTGTTTTGCTTCGTATTGAACATCAACGCTAATAATTGTTGCTGTTCGTTCCATACCTCCTGCCATTATTTAGTCTCCTTTACTTTTTTGTTTGTAGATTCAGCTTTAAGTGTTTCTTCTAACACTTTCAACTGTGCATATTTTCCAACAACTTCATCATCAGATCTGTCTTTTTCTGCTAACCATTTATCTACTCCAGCATTTATTGACAAACCTGTTTTGGTTTTATGATTCTTAAACCATTTTGAGTTAGATAAACGTTTTAGCTTTACAGTATCTTCTGATAATGTTTTTACTTCACCTTTAGTGTTTTTTCTTAGTTCACTAATGTGATTACGATTATCCATGCTGTCAGCATCTGCTGTATCGTCAATAGCAAATAAACCGTTACACGCATACTTGCGTGCATATGATGACGTAGCACCTGTGATTTGACTATCATCCATACCTTTCTTAGATACAGATTCTCTGGCATAGCCATCAACTTTCACTTCGTCATTACCATCACCGAATGTTGCTGTAGCTTTAATATAGTTACTACCACCGATGTTTACAATTTCATCTGAGACTGTAAGATAGCAACCAGTTTCGTTAAGCAATGTTTTTACTGCTTGAAAAATGTCTGCAAGATTACGATAATTGTAATTACCGAAATTGTTTCTATGACCTTTTTCAACTTTTAGTGATGTCTGAACAATGTTCAGTTTTTCATGTATGTTCATGTCTTTCATGTATTTCCCTTTTGTTATTATTAAATCTTCTGGGATGTTCATGGTGACCGTAATATCCATGTTTACGACAAGTTGCGATCTTGCTCTGGCCTAGTCCATCCCAGTTTCTCTTATAAGTTTTCATAAATAAAGGAAGCAGTGCCAATTATGGAGAATGAATGCGGAGTTCATACCTTTTCGAGAAGATACCTAACCGACACTGCTGTCCTATATTATTTAACCAATACCGAACTCGAATAATGTCCTATTATGTAAACTAATATGACGTTCAAGTATCTTGTTTGGTGGCGTGCTCTTCAGAGCTTCTGTACATGCATTGTACAATGACCACACAGTCTGATCCATAAACTCAGAATATGGTGGATTATTCCAATGACGTATAGCATCTGTAGCTTGTCTAGCACCAAAGGCTTTGTAGCCTAATGCTCTACCTATAAAGCTGTATGCATCATCATTACTGATAGATACATCTTTCATAGATTCTGCATCTTTGATGATGTTAGCAAACTTGTCTTTGCTTTTGTACAAAACGCTAACGAGTTTGTCTTGCAAGTCATCAAAGACATTCTTAGTATGCTTTCTCATGTACGTTACTTCGCCTGTAAAGGCCATATTATCACAAACAAATACACTAGCACCTGCACAAAAACCAATTGACATGCTTTTGTCATGGCTGCTACGTATGCCTATTGCTTTACCCATCTCTTCGTTGTTTGGGTCTCTGTACTGCAGTAAACCAAAAAATCGTTGCTCGTTTTTACTTACTGCTAGTTTTTGATCTACAAAATCTAAATCAAGTAGATCATCACAGATCTTTTTTGTATTAGTCAGTATGTCAGCAAATGCTACTGGTTCATACGTATCTGTTTGTTCTGGTGTTTGAATTGCAGTGAGTTCAGCAAAGTTTACTGGTTTACCACCGCAATGTATCATCATACTACTCATGTTAATTCCCCTTTTTGTTCTAACATTATTTTACTATGATTATCTTCAAGTTGATCGCATAAATATACATATGCTTCACCCCAATGAAATCGCTCTATGCTATGAGCTTCATCAGGAGATATGAAATATTTATTAGGGTACAGTCTGTTACCGTATTTGTCTTTCTGTAGAATTTCTACAAAAGCACCATTAGGTGGTACTCTATTTGTTTTGACACTTATACTACGTTGTCCAAACTGTGCCCAATTTACTTTATTTATCTTGATACTCATGTTGGTTTTACATTTTCTTTTAGTCTTTCAGCTATTTCATCGAATTGCAAAAGTTCGTCATCATTCATAGCTATTATCCAGTTTCTAAAGTGTCCATCGTGTAATGAACCGGGTAGATTTCTATAACCAACTATTTCTGTTAAGTCACTCATCATATGTAATAATTCATTATCTACCTCATAATAAGAATGTGCAAGTACTCCTAATGCACAATAACCATTGCAATTTTCATCATACATAGTTCCCTCAGTAGGTTCATAAGATCCATCTGTAAGTGCTGTTGTCCATGTGTCTAACAGATTTTTAGGTAAATTGTATTCCATTTTATTCTCCTTTAAACATGTTTAATACTTTTTCATGTTCATCTTCAAGTTTTCTAATATACTCTTTTTCTTGTTCATCAGTTACTTCATAGACCCTATATGCACGTAATGCATCCATAACAGTTTTTACTTCAGTAGCTGTATCAAATGCTATAGCTGGTCTAGTATCTGGTGAAATAGCTTGTTTCATATTTTTCCTTTATGTTACGTGATTACCAGAGCCACTTTGTTTTGTCTTTGTCGCATGCTATCCACGCAGACCCTCGGTGTGTTCCGAGACAACTAAGGGATCTAGACCTCTTGTTGTTGACTCTGGTTCTCACTTCTCTAACCAATGGAGTTATTCCATCTCCGTAACGATTAACTGTGATATGCCTAGCTTACTGCTTGCATTCATGATTGTTTGTACCTTTGCTGTGCTGCAGTTGTCATGAGTACGTATAGTTGCACCGTCTACGATAACTTCGACCTTGTATCGTCTACGATCTAACACTACGTCTGTAGCCTTATTAGCTATTTTTGATGATATATTTAGTATACCATTAGCAGTCATGGTTACATAACTCAGTAATCGTGTAAATCTAAGTGCTGATGTTGTGTTCATTGTATTGAACCTCCCTTAAAACCCAACTATCTTTTAGTTTAAGAACCATATTATCAGATAGATTGTGTTCTTCTTTTAAATGAATTAGTGCTTGTGATAAAATATCATCCAAGAGTGGGTGTACTAATTCTGTCATTTCATCAAAATAACTATCGTTATCATATTCTTCAATGTTGTCTAATTGTGAATCCATTGATACCCTCCGTTATTATTAAGCTCTTATGTATTTCATTTAGTTTTTTTTGTATTTCATTAAGCCACATCAACGATGTTTTGTTAAGATCATAATCGTTTCTTAGATCCGTATCTACATCATCAATCATCATCATAACTTGCTCAAGATCGCTGACTGCTTTATTATTTTTTACTGGCATAAGTTCTCCTTTCTGCAATTTGTGAATCAATGTATGATTCTACCTTAGATTCCAAATCATCTAATTCACAACGTTTTATTGATGGTTTGTAAATACCTGTTTCTTCATAACTTACAAAACAGTCAGGACAGACTGGCATTTCACGATGTACACGTACCAGTTCTCCTGATAGTGGATGTTTTTTGTAGTCTGTGACTTCCTCGAAATGAATCACAGCATTCGGATGATGAACGCATTTCATAGTAAACTCCTACGTTAATTATAAATAGCAGAGATTAAGGAAACAGTAGACTGTTGAAGTGCTTGTTGTTACGTTGTTTTACCCTCTCGAATGGTCATAAACTATGAATATTTATGCACATAATCAAGCCATAAGACTGTCTATTTGTTTGTATTACACAACTGTTATAGTGCTTGTTGCTCCACTTTAAAAAATAAAGTTAGTTGACCTACTTAAAAATATAATGGATGCGAAGCATTCCTTTTTAGTAAAAGACTACCCAAGATATACTCAGGTAGTCTAATACTGTCAAACGTTAGTCGTTCAATGGTCTTGCGATCATGAACCGTACTGAGTTCTTATCCTTTGAAGGCATTTCAGTGTCTTCAAGAATACGCAAACCGTTTGGAATCAGTTGTTCTTCTATAAGGGTGTCTAGCTCTTCAGCAGATCCCTCTTCTAGTTTAACCCAGACGTTGAAGAACATCTCATCATCTGTGCAGTTAACAATGTCTGATATTGTGGCATTATGATTATGCCAGACACCATCTTTGTCTTGCTTTGATGATTGAAGCCAAAGAAATGATTCTTTAGCATTGTCCTGTATGGTTTGACGAACACTCTTTAATATGTTGTTCAGTTTCTTCATAATTAACCCCTTTTAGGTTATTGGTTAGTATTGGCAGAGTTGCCAAAGATTAAGGAAGCAGTTACTTAGGTAGTATGTAGTAGTCTGTAGCAAATCTTCTTTTGTTCTGATTCTTGAAACTACCATTACTTTCTGCTTTTATAGGATCTACAAAGGCAAACTCTTTAGCATATAACTTGCCTTTTAGTTCTTCAGGTTGTGGGTAGAATATTACATTATCTCCACTACCTTCAAGTGGTACAGCTATATAATCACAATGATTAGGTGTTACTTTTACCTTCAAAGAATGACCATATGATGTGTCTGACATTCTTGTGCTGTACTTAACTTGTATAGACTTCCAATTATTGATTAGGGTTCTCTTGCCCCACTTCTTGGGTTTACAGACAACCATGTCTATTCCTAGATCTACGTCTGGTCTGCTAACAATGTATCCATTCTTTAAGAATAGATTGGCTACTTTGTTCTCTCCGATCATACCTTGTACCATTGTTCCTACATCTAATGTAGTGGTACTCTTGTATCTTTGTTTCTTCATAATTTCCTCGATTGGTTAGTTAAAAGTTTGTCTAGCTACAAAATCCATTGTATTTAAGGCAATTTAACCGACACCACTAGACATTGATTAATAAAAATATTTGCAAGACCAATTACTATTTTACTCTCGAATTGGTAAGATATTGTACCCTATCTTGCTTTAGGTTCGTGTATCTATGTCTACACGATGACTTATTCATACATTAAGGATGCAGTAGGCTACCCAGCTCCTATGAGGAGCCAGATAACCATACTTAGTCCTATGATGACTGCTGTAGTTAGTACACTACACAACATTACTACGATTGCATTATGCAACAGGTTCAGTAGCTTGACCATCTTTGCTCCTAAACTTTGTTATGTTCTTGATGCTGTTACGTACTATACGACAGTGATAGCGTACCAGTTCTTGTGGTACATCATTGTCTATTTCTTCTTTGATGGCCTTGACTCCATCAACTGTTTTCTCAACTGCTATAGCTGTTACACCTAGTGTTAACCAGCCAGCTATCTTTGCAGATTCTGTAAGTTTTTCTAACATGATTTACTCCTATGTAGATTAGTAATTAGGCACAATGCCATAGATAGAGGAAGCAATAGTACTCTCAAGTACTGTAGGGATTAGTAGTATAATGCACGTAATAGATGTAGTGTGTATGTAGTAAGGGTATACTGGGTGCATAGCACACATGGTAGGTCAACTAACTAGACGAACTCAACGTAGTAGACCCTACCAACCCTAACTAACAGGGGGGTACAACTACAACATGTCTCTCACTCACAGTCTACAACTAGTTTTGTAGGAGTACTTGGAACTAAAAGTCTTTGCAGTAGTACAATATCTAAGTAAGTTAAAGTATTACTTAATATGAAATCACGATTAAAAAGAAAATACGAAATATTCGATGTCCAAACAGGCAAATGGACTAAGAAAACCATGACTGATGAGGAATTTGAGCATTTTAAACAACAAATGGATGTATCTAAAGAAGAAATGGATGCAGAATATGAGATTATATCCAATATTGTTGCTCAAAAACTAGGATATAGCACAAATGATGAGAGTAGGGATTAAGTAGTATAGTATAGTTAACTATAGAAAGTTATAAGACTACTAATTAGTAGTATATTACTAATTAGTAATAGTTTTTAACTATATAGTTATAACTAATTAGTAATGATAAAGATAAAAAGAAGAATAGAAGGCAAAACAGACCATCATGAGATTTATGCTAAAGATGAAGCATTGCAGAAGGGTCTTAGCTTTGTACCTTGGAAAGATGCACAGGTAGGAGAATATGCTATTACAGATGATGGGTACGTGGGGTTATGCTATGGTCGTAAGAACTACACAGATAAGAATGGAAGGCTCAAAACCTTTATTAAACTTACTTGTGGTGTAGGCTGGGTTACGCCATTTTCTAGAATAGATTTTTTAAAAAACCATGAATATAGAGTATATAGCAAAACAAACCCGACAAGGAAGTGGGATCAGGAAGAAGCTGGAAAGCAGCGTTCTAAAAAGACTGTTACCGCTTATGCACAAATGCTCATTAATGATGGAAAGATTGACTTTGAAACTCTTGGTAAGATATATAGACCTGAACAGAAAAAACCCGTTGCAACAGTACGCAGATTCCTTAAACAAAAAGTAGTAAAAGAGATGGTAGAAGAAAAATTAAAAGAGATATTGTCCAAAAAGAGTATATCTAAAGAGTTTGCTGTAGATAATATTGTAATTGCATTAAAGATGGCAGAAGAAAAAGGCGACGTAAACAACTTTCTAAAAGCAAACGACTATTTAATGGACTTGTTAGAGATGAAACCCAATAAGAAAATGATTACAGACACGATACAGGTGGATATGACCCAACAAATAGCTGATACTATAGCTAAAGAAGATAAACGACTGACGTTACAACGGAAAAGCGAAGAACATGAAGCAAGAGAATGATATAGAGCTAGAATATCAGGGTGTAACTGATGAAATTATGAAAACAGAGCAATTAGATGCTGCCATCAGAGCGTTACACGTTCTAGCAGTCTTGAAAGACAACAGTGTAGAGTGGATGAACACGTACGCATTAGAAGCTCTAAAAGAGATAGAAGCCTTGGGTTACAATTATGAGCTACATAAACATTCCTTGAACTAGTAAAAGGACAAAAGAACAACATGTACGCACACGCATGAAGGATAATGTTGCATATATTAAGAATAAACTAAAGGATAACATGATAATGTTTGGAAAGATTATTATGCCAAACATGTTTTCTGTACCCTCCCCAGATTTTCATTACCAAATAGCAGATGCTATTGTAAATGATAGCAACAAACAGATTAACATAATTGCTCCACGTGGTCACGCCAAGTCCTCGATAGTTGGCGGTGTTTACCCCCTTTTTCATATTATGAACCATAGTGGAGCAAAGCTTATTGTGCTGGTCTCACGTACACAAGATCATGCTATTAAACTTCTTGGAACCATAAAAGACACCTTAGAGTACAGCAATGCCTTCCGTCAAATATATGGTTACTGGGGTCAGCACAATGCAAGACAATGGGCAAAGAGTGAAGTAGAGTTAAAAGATGGTACGGTCATTATATGCAAAGGTACAGGACAACAATTACGTGGTATTAAGGTAGGTAGTCAACGACCTACGCTTATTATTGTAGATGATCCAGAAGATGAGAACAACACTAAGACTGCAGAGGCTATGGAACAAAACCTTCGATGGTTACTGCAGAGTGCTGTGCCATCATTAGATCCTAAAAAAGGTAAAATTATTGTTATTGGTACACCACAACATCAAAGATGTATGGTAGAGATATTAAAAGAAATGAAAGGCTGGAAAAATATGCATTTTAGTCCAGACCTAAAAAAGAATATAGCATTATGGGAAGAATGGCAGCCTATAAAAAAATTACAACAAAAAAAAGAAGAATTAGACTCTATTGGTCGTAGCAGTGTATTCTATCGTGAATATATGTGTCAGATTGTAGGTGACGAAGATCAATTGTTTCAAATGGATTATATTCAGTATCATAACTATAAATTAGAAATAGATAATGACAGTAGGCATTTTCTTGTAGATGATAATAAAAAGATTGCAGTAAATGTGTTTATGGGGGTTGACCCTGCTTCTTCGGTACGCAAAACAGCAGATTATTCTGTAATCATGCCAGTTGCAGTAGACGAAAATAACAACAGGTATATTCTCCAGTATTACCGCCAAAGGGCAACTCCCATGCAACTTGCTGAAAGCATTATAGAGTACTTTAAATTATTTAAGCCTGTTAAAGTACGTGTTGAGAGCGTTGGCTATCAGGAAATGCTAAGAGAGTATCTTAGGCAGCGTTGTGATGAAGAGCGTATATTTATATCAGGATTAGAAATAAAAGAAAATCCTAGAACTAGCAAATCTTCAAGGCTAGAAACAATGCAACCATACTTTGCACAAAAGAAGATGTACATGATGGATAGCATGGAAGAACTAAAGGATGAGCTATTGCTCTATCCACGTGGTAAACATGATGACCTTCTAGATGGTCTTTATTACGCAACTAAAAAGTGTTTTGCACCGACCCATAAAAACTCTGAAATAAAAACTAAAAAAGTCCTTGAAGATCCGTACCTAGATGACATAAGTTGGAAAGTAGCATAGTATTGGAACTTTTACTTAAAGTAAAGGTTTAAGTATGAAATGCTCCTTTCCACATGCATGACAATTTAGATAAAACAAAAGAAGTACAACTTACACAGGATTTGCTATCAGATTATTCATCTGCTAGACAGAACTGGGCAAAACAAGCTGTTGAGGACAATGAGTTCCGAAATGGCAAGCAATGGACTGACGAACAAGTACAAGCATTACGTAAACGTGCTCAAGAGCCATTAGTTGTAAATGTTGTATACTCTGCAGTAGAGCAGGCAAAAGCTATGCTTACTGCTAACTCACCTAAGTTTCAATCAACAGCCAGAGAAACATCTGATGGAAAAGTCGGTAGGATGTTTTCCGATATAATGGCGTACATCTGGGATAACTCCAATGGGAACGTGGAATTGAAACAAGCCATTGATGATTACTATGTCAAAGGAATGGGAGCAATGATGGCCTATATTGATCCAGATGCTGATCTGGGTTCAGGTGAGGTAAAGTTAAAATCCATAGACCCATTGGAACTATTCATAGATCCTTCTTCTAAGGATCCTTTTTGCAGAGATGCTGCACATATTATTATTGGAAAGATAATATCAGAAACAGCTTTGATAGAGCATTATCCTGAATTTGAAGAACAAATAAAAGAGTGTACAGAAACTAGTTACATTAATACTACTGCTGAGTCACGTTATGGTTTACGTAATGAAGACGTAACTAATAAACGAAGATTAACAGGAACTACAATTACTGGAGAAAGAGAACTAGAGGTATTTGAGCGTTATACAAAAGTTAAAAGTGTATATTATAAAATTTATGATCCGCTAAGTGATGACCAAAGAGTTTTAGATCAGGTACAGTTTGAAGAGTATAAGCAAGAACCAATAGTTGTATTAACTAATGCAGAAGGACAATCCGTATTTACAGATAAAGCAAATGTTAATACCTATATGGAGATTGCTGAAAAAATAGGAACAACCTATCATTTAATGCTAGATCCTAATTCAGGTCAACCTGTTCCTATGGAAGGAGAAGAACATCAAGGGTCTATACCTAATAGCACCAGTACAATAGATGTATTAACCAAAGCTACTTTAATTGAAGATGGTGGTATTATGGTTAATGAAGTTGATTTAACCCAGATAAAACAAATTGTAAGCGTAGGTGATAAAGAATTATTTAATGTGGTGCTACCAATAGAAGAGTATCCTATTATACCATTTATGAATGGATTTAATCGCAATCCGTTTCCATTGTCTGATGTTAGACTAGTTAAGGGATTGCAGGAGTATATCAATAAGATACGTAGTCTAATTGTAGCACATGCCAGTAGCTCTACGAATGTAAAGTTGTTAATACCACGTGGCAGTATGGACAAAGCACATTTAGAAGCAGAATGGGGTAAAGCTGGTACTGCTGTTATTGAGTTTGATCCAGAGCTAGGACAACCTATAGTAGCTGGGCCTGTACCATTACCCAACGAACTATATAAAAACGAAGCAGATGCTAAAGCAGATATAGAACGCATATTAGGTATTTATGCGTTAATGCAGGGAGACCAAGGAGCTGCACCACAAACATTTAAAGGTACAGTAGCATTAGATGAGTTTGGTCAAAGAAGAATCAAGTCTAAAAAAGACGATGTTGAGGAATGCATCAATCAATTAGCAAAGGTAGTGGTAGGATTGGTTCAATACGTTTATACAGGTCAGAAAGTTATGCGATTGATGCAACCCAACAATAGACCTATTGAAATACCTATTAACAGTCCTATGTATGATAGTGTAGGTAATGAAATAGGTAAGATAAATGATATAACAGTTGGTAAGTATGATGTGATTGTTTTATCAGGATCTACATTACCATCTAATAGGTTTGCAAGGTTTGAGTATTACATGCAACTCTATCAAGCTGGTTTAATAGATCAATTAGAAGTATTAAAACAAACTGATGTAGCAGACATGGAAGGAGTATTAGAACGTGCAGGACAAATGCAGAAAATGCAACAACAGATGCAAATGCAAGCTGAAGAGATTAAGAAACTACGTGGTGATCTGCAGACAGCACAGAGAGAGTCATTGCATGATCGTAAGCGTGTAGAAGTAAAAGAATTTGAAAAGAAACTGGCAAAGGCAGAGGCTAAGGTTGAAATGGCATCCCAACTTTACAAGAACCGTTTGGCAGATGAGCTAAAGATGGCTAAACAGGATATACAGGAGTTTAACGAACCTAATCCTACTAGAGAAATGAATGAAGAGATGCTGATGCTAGATGAATAATGGCAGATCAAAATAATAATGAAGCTTTAGGTAAATACATGAGAGATAGTGCTTATGTATGGCATAACATGATGGGTGGAGGCACAGCAGGGGCCTTTATGAAAATGCTCAGTGGTGGTTTAGTAGATCATTATGTAGAAAACGATGAAGGTTTTAGAGAATTTGTTAATTCTCAAGATCCTATGGACAAAATAAGAATTATAAAAAACTATAGAAAAAATGATGAAGGGTTTCTTTATGCTGATTCAGATAAAGAAATGATGGAAAAATTAAAAAGGCACAATCTAATATAAAGAATTGAAGAAAAGCGGTTGCTGGAAATAACCAAATCGCAAAGGAAAAGTAATGGAGAATATCATAGAAACACGTAATGCTGATCAGGCAACACAAGAGGATGCAATGCTCAATGTAGAGCAACCTGCAATACCTAATGGGGAGATACCACTAGACAGTGGTGTGTCTGAGTCAATTACGCAAGAAACACAAGAAGTCTCCCCAAGAGACGACTCAACTCGTTTTGAATATTGGCAATCACAAGCTGACAAAGCCAAGGGAGAGCTTAATGCACTACGTCAAGAGTTAGATTATTATCGTAACGGACAAGACGTGCAGAGCTCTGCCTCCAATGGACAATCTCAAACATACCCTGAACAAGGATTGCAAGAGCCTTCATTGAAGGAGCCATCAGCACCTGAAAGACCACATTCATACAATGAGGTTGATGCTTATAATGATCCACAAAGTGAATCGTTTAAGTATCGAGTGGCTAAAGAAGCCTATAGAGATAAGTACATGGATTTTCTAAAAGAAAAAGACCAAGTACGTGAACAGGAACTACAAGCACAGTACCAAGCTCAAATGGAACAGCAACAGACACAGATGGTACAGCAACAGGCTATGAGCCATGCTGTAAATAACTTCGGATGGGATCAGAATAAAGCTATGGAGTTTGTACGGTGGTCACAGAGTCCTGAAAATCTTACATTAGACAATTTAGCCAAGTTGTTTGAATTAAGGACGAACCCTAACCCAGTAGTAAAGCAAAGAACAGAAGAAATGCAGAATCAGGCAAATCGTTTAAATGTGCCTAAAACAACTGCAGTTCAGACTGGTCAGGCAGAACAGCCTAGAACAGAAGAACAACTCTTTAGCGATGCTTTATTGGGTAGGTAAGTCATAAAGTAAACTAGAATAATAGGAGTTAAAAATGGCAGCTACAGAAAAGCTACTAAAAGCTTCTGGTGTACTTTATACGGATAGACGGAATTTTTACGTAGATCCGCAGGTCACTAAGGAGCTATGGACAGACGTTGCACCTTTTACTACTTTGATTAGTAATCAGGAATCACGTGATGTACCAGACCCAGTTTTTAAGATGTTTGAACATCGTAATCCTTGGGTAAAACAAGCCTTTACAATGGGCACTTGTGCTGATGGAAGTGGAGACAAAACTATAGCAGATAATAATACTGGTATAAAGTTTGATAATGCTTCAAATCCTGCAACACCAGTTGCATCTTTTGAAGGGTTTGGAGATGCTAGTGCAATAGGTGATGAGCATATTGGACTAATTGTGGAAGTTCGTTCTTCAGCAGGAGTTAAAAGAGGTAAAGCTATAATTGGAAAATCAGGATCAGATTATATGATTAAAAGTCTTGGTGGATCAATTGAACTTACCACAGCAGATGTTCTTACAGTAATCGGTAATGCACATGGTGAAGGTGGTTCAGCACCTGAAGCATGGTCAGATGAGCTAAGTGTTGTATGGAACTCAACTCAGATATTTAAAACACCACTACAGGTAACTGGAACTTTAGAAGCTGCAGTTCTTAAAGGTGAATCATCTGAGTTAGCCAGACTACGTAGAATGAAAGCTCAAGAGCACAAAATGCAAAAGGAAAAAGCTTTCTTATTTGGTAAGAGAGTAGGTGGAGTAGGACTTGATCTTTATGGAGATGGTGCTAGTGCTGATTCTTTTGCTGATGGTGGTCGTACCGATGCTGATGGAAACCTAATTAGAACTACTTATGGTTTAATCTGTGCTTTAGAAGATTATGGTTCAAGTTCAGGAGATGATCAAAATATTTTTACCGTTGACTCAGACTATGCCTATGGCAATTTTGTTGATGATATGGAAAAAGTATTCCAGTACATTCCAGAATCAGGTGTTAAGCGTGCTTTTGTTGGTGCAGGTGCATTAGGATACTGGTCTAAAATGGCAGGTTCATCAGGATTATCTGGCAACTCAGGTTGGACAGTAAATCTTGGAGATATGGCACGTGATTCTCTTGGTTTTAACTACAGAGTACTTGAAACACCTCATGGTATGTTGCAGTTGATTCCAACTCCAGCATTACGTGGTGATTACAATAAGTATATGGCTGTAGTTTCTGATGAGAATCTATTCCATGCTATATATCGCCCATCTATGTATCAGACAAACATCAAGCAAGATAATGCTTTTGATGGTGTTAAGGATCAATACATGTCTGATGAAGGTGTTGGTATACAGCTAATTGAAAGTCATCACTTGTTTAAAATCACAGCGTAAGGAGGCTTATTATGGCTAGACCTTACTTAGGTGGTTCAAGTGCAGGAGTCAAATCACTAACAGCTAGTGCAACATTAAGTCCTGCTGATAGCGGAAAAGTAATTCTTTTTACCCCACCATCTGGTGCAGGTGCATTAAACATTACTTTACCTGCTTGTTCTGCAGGATCAGAGTTTACAATAATCCAAAAGTCAGCTTATGACACAGCAGTTTGTAAAGTTACATCTGCTGAAGGAAATAATATTGTTGGTGGCATACTTGCACAAACTGGTGCAGGAGACAATTCAGGAGCCAATGTCGATTTTATTGAATGGGGTTCAGGAACTGTTGAAGGTGATATGGTTTCTTTAGTATCTGATGGTTCAAAATGGTACGTTGTTGGTAGTCGTTCTAAGTTGACTAGCAATGGCATTGCTTTTAGATCATCATAAATAAACAAAACAAGTTGGGGGAGCATAACACTCCCCCTTCTTAACTAGGAAAAATTATGGGACTACAAAATTTTACAGTAAAAGAAAGTGTATCTCCTTACCATAAAGCAATAGTAGCTACTACAAATGCACAAGATGAATGTAGAGCAATATATGTTAAGGCGGCAGGTGATTACACTTTAACAATTAATGGTACAGATATTGCTTTTGATGGTTTATTACAAGGTCATATCTATCCATTAGCAATAACAAAGTCTAGTTCAGCAAACGTTATTCTTTTGTATTAATGGCAACATTTAAACAAAAAATGGAGCAATTAGTAGGAACAATAGATTCCTCTGTTGCTGATACAGACTTGAATGTATTTTTAACGAATACTGCTTATGAAGTATTGGAGATAATACCTGACAAAATAGCTATTAGATATACCTCAGATAATGAACAATCAGATGATAGTGGATTTGATAGCACTAATAATAGAGTGTTAGGAGTTATAAGAAATGGATTTGAAGCACAGGAAGTATCTATTGGGTTAAGCACACAAATAGAAGATGCTGACTCTATACACTTTAGAAGTGCTAGAACTCCTGTATATTACTACAAAAACGCACTAATTGTAATAAAACCAGATCCTACAAATAGTGAAAAAGCACAAGTCAAAACTATAGCATATCCTACTGTTACACATAATGGAACAAGTGTAGCAGGTTTTCCAGATACAGCAGAATATGCAGTGGTATTAGGTGCTTGTATTAAGTATTTATATGATGTACTAAACACTGCAGTTAACATAGATGAAGACATTGAAATAACACAGGCTATCAAACTGCAAATAGATTCATTGATGCAGTTATATCAACAAGAATTAAAAAGGATTAGTGAGATAAAATGAAACAAAAGCAGTTACACGAACTAATTCAATCACACCATCCTGAAATGAAAGAAGGTGAAATAAGACTACGCCTGAATAATGCATTAAAAGAGTTTTGTAGAAAAACAAGAATACTGCAAGGTGCATTCAAGTTTACAACAAGTATAAATCAACGGTATTATGGTTTGGATGAAAAAATAATTGAAGTAACTACTGTTGATTATGATAATAAAACTATAGAAAGATTATCAGGAAGACCAGATGAAAGAGATTTGTCATGAAAGTTTACTGGATTGAAAGAGATGCTATTGCTATTGCTGAAACTAGCGATAGACATAATTATACAAGTGTTTCAGAAGAAAAACCTGTTACTTTATTTTGTGTAAAAGAAGATGAAGAGTTTGTATCTGACAATGATTCTGCTAGTGGAATAGGTATGAACGAAGAACCAAATATAGCAGATGAGTTTCACGAAGCATTAGCATACAGAGTTATACAACAAGGTTACGAAAGAAAACCTGAAGAAATACAATTAGCAGCATATTTTAAACAGCAGTTTAATGAAACAGTTAGGGAAGCTAAAAAGTCTGCTAATAAAAACTATGATGGAAGTGGTTATGCAATAAGAGGCTATGATTACTAATGAGTTATGTTTCTAGAAAACCAAAAACAAACAATAGTATTGGAGATTCTTTTTGGCAAAACGTTTCACAAGAATGGCGTTTTATAGATGCTATAACAAAGAATGGTCTTGATTTTAAAATAGATCAATATGCATTAACTCAGAAACTATTAAAATACTCAAAGCCTACTTACACAGCTCCATCTGATTATGTTGCTCCAACAAGAAATGAAGTATCAATACCAACAACAACAATGACGAGTGTATAATGTCTAGTTTATATAATAAAAAAGTAAGAGAGACCTTTCCAGATTTATTAACTGTATTAGGCAGCTCTGTTGGAGAGGGATTAACTACATCTGCTAAAAGAATATTTGATGGAGATGGTACAGGTAGTGCATTATTGTTAAGCACAACAACGCTTCAAGTAGATGGAACATTAAACTTAAAAGAACAATCATCAGCACCAAGTAGTCCTACGGTTGGAGATTTGGCATTCATTAATGATGAGTTGTATATAGCCAAACAATAGGAGAACATTATGGCAACATGGAAAAAAGTCATTACAGTAGATGATGACGCTAATTATAAAAATGAATCAATAACATTAGCACAATTAGATGCAGGACTAGATGGTGAGTCTAATTATGGTGCTAATAAAGTATTAAAAGTAAATGGAGCTGGCAATGCTATTGTATGGGCAGATGACAATGCTACTACAACTTTAGGAGCTCTAACAGATGTAAGTATATCTAGCGTAGCAGACAATGAAGTATTAGCATATGATAATAGTTCTAGTGAATTTATAAATCAAACTGCTGCTGAAGCAGGGTTACAAACTGCACTTACGTTTGGAGCCTCTAATGGAAATGCAGTAAAGGTTGTTACTGGAATAGGTGCAGATATAGATGCAAATGATTTTGCTGTTTTTACACATGATGCAGGAAATGCCTCTGCTGGTATAAAAGGTTTAAGTCCACAAGAAGCTAGAAGTGCTATGAGTGTTGCAGCTTTAGCTGGTAGTTCATCTCAAAACTTTGCTGCTAATGATTTGACAGTTGCTGGAGATCTTACAGTTACTGGTACTACAATAAGTACAGCTACAGAAAATATTAAAATAGAAGATTCTGTAATGACTGTTAATAGTGGTGTTGCAAGTGGTAATACTGCTGCAGATGGTGGCTTTATTGTTGAAAGAGGAACAGATGGAGATACAGCAGGTTTGGTTGGAACTGATGGACATAATGTAGGTATAGGATTTGATGAGTCTGCAGGATACTTTAGATTTAGCTCTGGTAGTTCTACCAGTGCATTTAGTTTTGTAGCAGATATTCCTTCAGCAACAAATCATGCAACTAATACAGCACCTTCTAATGATGATATAGGGCCAATAGGTTCAATTCATGTAGCTACAGATTCTGATGCTGTATATATCAGAGTTGATTAATGTCAAAGATAACACCTGTAAAAACTAATAAAGAATCATTTACTGTTAAAGATACAGACTTTTTATTGAAGCTTATTATGCGGTCAAGCTTTGACGGTGTTGATATAGACATAGCATACAATGTTCTCAAAAAATTAACTGAACTACATAGGTCTAAACTTGAAAGTTGATTTATCAATAGATGATTTAAGCATTCTTAAACAAGCATTAGAAACTATGACAATACGAGGTAAAGATGCTGTGTTTGTAGGAAAGTTATTAGAAAAAATTACAACTTGCTTTGATAAAGAATTAGCAAAGGAATCTAAGTAATGCCTAGTTGGAAGAAAGTAGCATTAGCTGATGTAACTAATACATTTACCTCTGACCAAATAGTTGATGGTGGAACTACATCAAGATTAATTATAAATAGTTCTACCCATAATGCGAGTGTAGCTAATGAAGCTAGACTGCAACTTGGGTTTGGTCATTCTGGTGCACCTGATGCTGTAGGCTATGTTAAATTAACCGAAAATGCTACCAATTCATTTGATGGCACAATAACTATAGGTGTACCATATAATAATGGTTCTGGTGGTAGTGCTACAAGAGATGCACTTACTATAAGGCAAACAGGTGATACTACCTTTGCTTCTAATATAGCTCTTGCAAACAATAAATCAATAAATTTTTCAAATACAAGTGGAACCGAAAAATCAATTCTTTCTGTAAATAATTCAAACATTACTAAACTCGGAGACAATAGTAGTAGTGGGGTTTTACAATTAAATGCAGGAGCTGCTACTTTTTCTGGTGATGTAATTGTTGGAACTGCACCTTTTTCAAGTTCAGATACAAGTTTACAGATTGGCGATTCTGGAGATACTCATTTAGTATTAGGCGAAGATGGTAACAATAATGCAAGAATGACTTGGGATGCTTCTGAAAATAGTCTTGAGTTTCATTTAGTAGATAGTAGCACATCAAGGTCTAATGTGCTTGTTCTTGATAGCAATGGAAATGTTGGTATAGGTATATCACCAGTAACTACTATAGATGTCGCATCTTCTGTTAGTTCAGATGTTACAGTATTTCCAACATTAAGATTAACAAATCAAACAGATACAACAGATTGGGATAATGGAGATGTTAATGGTGCATTTGAATTTTATTCTTCTGACCCAAGTGGTAATGCTCCATACGTTACAGCCTTTGTAAAGTCTATTAATGAGCAAGAAAATGGAACACTACCAAGTGGTGCTTTGTCTTTTGGAACTACTACTTATAATGCTTCTGGTGGTGCTGTTGAGACACTTAGAATTGATTCGTCAGGAAAAATTGGTATAGGTACAAGCAGTCCTTCAAGTTACCATTCGTTGGCAGATAATTTAGTTGTAGCAAGTTCAGGAGATACTGGAATTAGTATTGTATCTGGTACGACCAGTGATGGTAGGATATTTTTCGCAGATGGCACAAGTGGTGGCGATGAGTCAAGAGGTCACATCAGATATGACCATTCTAATAATAGTATGCATTTTGTTACCAATGATGGGGGATCTGCACTCACAATAGGTTCTGACCAATCGGCTACTTTTTCTGAAATATCTATATCTGGCTCAACTATATCTGATAGCAGTGCATTAACTATAAGCAGTGGTGATGATGTTATTATTGATGCTGAATCTGATGTAAATATAGATGCTAATGGTGGAGATATAAGGTTCAAAGACAATGGAACTAACTTTGTTACATTTAGTTCTTCAGCTACAACAGGAAGCGTTTTTACCAATGGCAGTAGTTCTGTTTTTATAACACCAGATGGTCACAACTCCATTGTTAGGCTTGATAAAAGTTCAACAAGTCGTGGAGCAAGATTTGAATATTCAACAGCAGGTAGTAAAAAATGGTATCAAGGCTTAACTGATTCTGACCATTTTAGTTCAGGTGGTGATGAGTATTTTATATCAGAAGATTTTACCACACCTCGATTTATTATAGAGCCGGGAGGTAATATAGGAATTGGTGGATTACCAGCTACTCTTTTAGATTTGCACGGAGCAAGTGGTTCTACATTAAGACTTACATCTGCTAATACAAACATAACTGGTGCTGAACTTGTTGGAAAACTTGAAGCATATATATCTGATGCAAGTGGAAACTTACCGGGTGTAGCTGGTTCTATTGATTGGACAACAAGTGGCTCAATAGATGGTGGCTCATCAAAAGGCACAACTTTAACTTTTAAAAACTATCTTGAATCTGCTGG